GCTCGGAAAACTAGACCCCAAGCGGCTGCTGACTACGCCCGCTTTCGGAGACTTTCTCGATAAGGCGACAACCTGGCCGGCAGTCAATCCCCGCGGCTGGGAATACGCTGTCCCGGCGAACAAGTTGGATATTCTCGGTAATGATACTTTAGGCGATTGCTGTGTAGAGGGAACGGCGGTCAGCGGCGAGGGGATTCAGGCCGGGTACAGGGCTTCGTATAGCGGTCCCATTGTTCGCATCTGGACAGAATCAGGAAAGAACCTCGCCGTCACCCCCAAGCACGCAATGCTTACCCCAAGCGGGTTCGCCTTGGCGAAGTTCATTAAGAAGGGCGACTACCTTGTCGGCACACGCGGGGCGCAGCCACTTCCAAACCTTAAGCTCCGGCGCGGTGAGCTTGACTTCAATAAGACGCCATCCCCGGTTGAAGAGGTATTCTCTGCGTTGCGCCTCAGGGACCGCTCTCCCCTCAAAGTAGTGCCATCCCCCGTTTACTTCCACGGCGACGGAGAGTTCATCGATGGCAATGTCGATGTTGTACGGGCCGAGCGCCTTTTGCGCGGTGAACTGGATTCCTCTCTGAGCCAGCCAAACACTCAGGATGAGATCCGCTCGGCTGGCAAGTTGGAGCGTTCTTTCGTTCGTGGCGGCGCGTTGCGCCATGCGTCCCGCAGAAGCAGGCTTGCCCCTCATAGCGGCGTTGGCGGCAGTAGTGATGGCGGCTCGTTCGGAAAGACTCATTCGGTTGTAGCGCAAGCCCAAGGACCTCGCTTGGGTTCTCAGTTCGTAGCCAGCAGTAATAACGGCCTTTTGAAAAAGTCGCCGTCCAACGCCCAGTTCCGCGCAGAGATCATTTATCGTCTCGCCTGCCAAGTAGCGTCCCACCCCACGGGCGATGACATCTTCCATTCTCTTGGTGAGACGCAAGCTAGCCACTCGCTCCATCGTGCGAAGTTTGATGCCAGCTTTGATCATCCTTCTGCCGATGGTGGCGTAAGAACAGATGCCGATCTCGTCGGCAACCTGAGCCAGAGATTTCCCGGACTCGTAGAGTTTGATCGCGTGGTCAAGGTTGAAGTGGATCAGTTTGTGGGCCATATTTACGACCTTTCATCTGAATCAAGATGGTATGTGTCTGACGGCATTATATCACATAACTGCGTTATCGCCGCCATGATGCACTACGCGCAGGAAGAGACGGCGAACACGTCCAACCCGTTGACCCCAACAAGGCAACTAACCGTTGAGGTCTATTCAGCTATCACCGGATACGACCCCAAAGACCCAAGTACAGACCAGGGCACCGCCTGGACCGACGCGCTGGCCTATTGGAAGAAGCACGGCATCCCGCTGCTCGACAAGAACGGCAAGGAAGTCATTCATCAGATTTTTGGCTGGGCATCGCTCGATCTGGGTTCGGTCGCACAGCAACGGTATGCCTGCGACCTGTTCGGCGGGACGCTGATGGGCATCCAGTGCCCGCGATCTGCTGAGGACGACACGTCTAACTGGACCTATGTTCCGGATTCTCCTATCGTGGGTGGTCACGGCATCAATCGCGCCGGCCAAGGTGGGGCAGGCTGGCACATTGGCTCATGGGGCCTCTGGATCAAGGGCACCTGGGAGTTCTCGCTGAAACTGGCAGATGAAGACTACATAGTAACGACCCCCGCATGGGTTGAATCTGAAACCGGCCAGACGCCTTCGGGAGTCGATCTCAACGCGCTGCTGGCGGCGCAGAAAGCACTCTAATGGCAGAGCCTGTTTTGGGGGATGCGAAATACCTTGTGCTCCATTTCAGCCGCAGAAAACTTGAGGGAACAAAGGTTTGCTCAACATGGCGCGGTGCGCAGATGTCTAAGGCAAACCACATGCGGCGGTGGAAGGACTTTCCAGAGTTGATGGAAAGATACCAACCCTATGTCAAGATATTGTCAATGGATGCTATCTTGGCGGAACAAGGCATCGAGTATCCCGGTTCAGAATTCACGACGGAAGATTTGATCCTCATGAAGAAAATGGGGCTTACAATCTGAAATAGGAGAAACCCATGAAACGCATCATCCTGATTTGCAGCATTCTCGCATTGAGCATTCCCGCCGTGGCGCAAGTGACCGCGGGCGGCACAGCCTCGGCAGTCTACTACCAGCATGGCTGGAATATGGGGACTGAGTTGACGCCCTTCCAGGTTCCCGTCTTCTACGCCGGAGCGCAGAAAAACAACATCTTCTCGTTCCGGGTGCCTTTGAGCTGTACGGTGGCCTCCTGAACTACCAGCCGGACCTGACACCCATCTTGAGCAAGATGAATTTCAACCCGGACCAGGTGAGCCTCAGCATCGACTTTGCCGGCGGCGTGGCGACGTTGCCGAACGGCACGACCAAGCCGGGGCTGGAGGGCAGGTTAAACTTTCAGGTTGCCCTTACTCCCGCAACTACCTTCACGGGCGGCTATGCTGGCGGAGGACTCATTGGACAGGATCAGTTCTACACCATCAGCGCGGGACTGTCGCACCAGCTTTTTGGGACTCCGAGCGCTACACCGAGCGCTGCGAAAAGGGCATTCAACAGGGTGTACGCGCTGAAGCATCACAGCGAGTAACGAGTTTGCGCGTTTCAGCTGTAGCTCAGAAGCGGCAGGCGATAGAAACCTGCTAGAGCATCGGGCTGGAAACCCGAAGGTCGGTGGTGAGAAACCATTCCGGCTGGACGCGCAAAACCTTCACCCCGGACGCACCGGGACTAACAGGCGGCTCGGTCACTCAAACAGCCGGGCCGCCGCCTTTTGCGAGGTGAGTTATGTTTCGTTTGATCTTCTTAATGTTCGCTGCACACGCGCTCTGCGACTACCCGTTGCAGGGCGATTTTTTAGCCAAGGGTAAGAATCGACACACGCCGATTCCGGGAATGGCATGGTGGCAACTCCTCACAGCCCATGCGTTGATTCAGGCTGCGGCGGTTTATCTCATCACGGGGTCATTGATACTCGGCATTGTAGAACTGGTGATTCACTGGCTGACAGATTGGGCCAAGTGCGAGAAGCTAATCGACTTCAATCAAGATCAGGCGATTCATTACGGCTGTAAGATTTTATGGGCGATTCTGGTAGTTTACGGAGGAAGGATTCTATGATTACTCAGACATTCCAGGGCATCACTCCTGAGCGCTGGCAGGCCATCAAACAGGTCATGCACTCCGACGCCGGCCTGACCATCGACAGCGAGGACGGTAGCGATTCCTCCTATGGCATCAACTTCTCATGGCTGTTAGCCGTTCCTGTGCTGACCGTCACGATCGCGGTGCCCGTATTCGGCTGGGCGCTCAAACTGGCCGGATTCCACTGTGAGCAGGACGTGATGAATGCGTTCGCCAAGAAAATTGAGGGAATCCCGCAGTGAGTTCATTCGACATTTGCTACCCGTTCCTCCTGCCCAATGAGGACAGGACGCCTCCGCGCTACGAGTCCATGCCGGACCCCACAAAGACGGACCCCGGCGCCCAAGCAATCGCCGGAATCAACTCCTGCTACTGGCCGAACGAGTTTGAGCTAATCGCGGCCGCCCCGCAGAACCAGCGCGGTCCGCCCGTCCAGCAGTTCTACCACGTCCATTTCTGGAATCATTGGCTGGATGCGCTCGTGTCCAACCGTATCGCGGCGCGGCACTACTGAGGGAGTTGAAGTTGAATATCAATGCAAATCCGCTGGTTGGAAAGATTCAAGGTGCGACCGTACAGGGATCGGCTGATGCCTGCGTAAGTTGCCGTTTCTGCCTGCGACGGCGCAGTGCATTGACAGGCAGAGAAGAAAAACGCTGCGACGCTTTACAGGGAGCCCCGGTGATCAGAACACAGATCGCCGAATGTAACCGATTTGTGGAGCAGGGAAAGCTCACCTTGTATGAAATGACCGAGATCGCTTGGGTGATTGAGACACGCGGCAAACATATCGGATTCCTTTCTCCGGAAGAGCTTGAAAGGCGCCGTAACGGCCAACAGCCGCAGCTTACGACGGCTGTTGGTTTTTGAGCGAAGGAATTGAATGGACGCCAAGCAAAAAGCGTTTTTCGACTTGATTGGATGGAGTGAGGGAACCAGCACGAGCCCGCTCACGGAGAATCAAGGCTACGACGTGATTGTGACCGGCGTGGAGGGTCCGTCCGTGTTCACAAACTACGCCGACCATCCGTTTGCGTTGGGCGGTGTGGTGGTGGTGCGTGAATCGCCGCGACTGGTGTCGTCGGCCGCCGGCCGCTATCAGATTCTTGCGCGATACTGGCGCGCCTACAAAAAGCAGTTGCATCTACCGGACTTTAGCCCGAACAGTCAGGATGCGGTGGCGTTGCAGCAAATGAAGGAACGCGGCGCGTTGGAAAAGATTGAGGCGGGCGATATTGGCGGGGCAATTGAGGCCTGCGCAAACATTTGGGCGAGCTTCCCTGGAAACGCATATGGACAGGGGGGGCACTCAATGGCTACACTCGAAGCGAAGTACCATGAGTTGTTGGGCACAAATAGTTAGGCTTGCGCAGAGCCGGCTCGGGGAAGGCTGGCGGAGCACCCACCACGTGGGTCGGCGCAGGAGCCGGGCTGGTGGGCCGACCTCCCTCACAGCCCGGCAAACTTGTTCAGGTCAAGAGGAGTTGCGATGCAGAAAGTATCCCAATATAACGTGCCGGCGGCTGGCAGCGCTCCATTCATTGTCCGGTGCACAGAGTTGTCAAGCAAGATGCTGATCCAGGAACTTCAATCGCCGGGTGGGAATCCCCAGGGGTTGATTGTGAACGAACTGAAGGCCAAGCCATTCGGACAATACGATGTGGGGCCGGCTCAACTGGTGGACACCTCCGGACAATACGAGTTTTCCGGCTATCCGGGCGATCATCCGCCCAACACGGTTCCGATCGGGAACGGCGGCTCCGGCGGCCAGCCGATTGGGCCTGGTGGTCCGGCGGGATTGGGCACACCGATCGCACAGGTAACCAGCCAGACAGCGACTGCAACAGCGATTGTCGTAACTGAATGGATCTGAGGAGAACATGAAGAAACCAGCGAAAGATGAGCAAAAGGAATGGTTTAAAGCGTTTTTGATGGGGTTGTTTTCATGAGAAGTCCTTGGGTAGGCCGAACGGAACTGGATGCTGCGCTGACGCGCGAAAAGACGCTCAGCCTGATTATTGAGGCGAATACTCGGGACGGCGAACGCTACCGGGATCTGGCCGCGGCGCAGGTTGTGGAGTTGAAGGACGAGATCAAGCAACTACGCGCGGACCTGATGGCAAGTGAAGCGAAGCGGGAATTGCTGACCGATCGCATTGTGCAGTTGAGCGGACAACCAGCAATCTACCAGAAGCGAGACACAGCGGAAGTCAGGGATCGTGAATCGGAAAAACCCACTGCGGTGCCGCCGATGCCCGAGCGGCGCGCGAGTTTTGACGATGTGCACCGGGCAGTCCGAGAAGCCATCAAGGATGGCACTTACGGGCTCTCGGGGAAGGCAAACTAATTACTGTGCACTGTGAACTGACCACTGCGAACGGAGTGAGCTAATGGCCGCTGGAGCGAGTCTGTTGCCGATGAAGGTGCCGAACGCCGACCCTGGGCGATCACAGGCGAGCGAGGTTGCCGCGGTCAGCCCGGAGAACCCCGCGCAGGGCACCGGGCAAGACCAGTGGATGCAGCTCGACTTGACGAAAGAAGACATTCAGCAATGCGTCAAGATCATCAGCATGTATCGCAACCAGTGGGGCACGGACCGGTTGCGGCGGATGCAGATATGGCTGAAAAACGTTATGTTCTACCGCAACATTCAGGTGATTGACTGGAATCAGGACACCGGCAACTGGGTGGACGCGCTGGCATGGTATCAGGGCTCGGATAAAGTGCGCGACGGCGAGAGCGTGCACCTGCAGCGCTTTATCCATCCGTTGACGCTATTACTGGGGCAGACCTTTGTGGGTAACATGAGCCGCGAGGTGCCCAACACCGTGGTGAAGCCGCAAGACGCGCGCATCCTGGCCGACATTACGACGGCGGCGGCGGCGCAGGACGCGGTGGGTATCATTGAGCGGCGCAACAAGATTCGCCAGATGGTGCGCGGCGAGTTTGAAATGCTGTATCTCTACGGGACCTACTTTAAATTCACCCGCGGCGTGCTGGACGGACGCTGGAGCGGATACGACACTCAGCCGGTGATGGGCGAGATGCAGATCAAACTGCCCGACCGGATGCGGTGCTTGGGGTGCGGCCGGGAAACCCCGGTCGACGATCTGCAAATGGACGAGAGTGGCGCCGAGTGCCCCGGTTGCAAGCGGCAGATGCGCGAGGACAGCTTCTACCCGAGCGAGACGAAGGCGCGGCTCGGCGTGGTGCAGATGGAGAAGATTCCGCGCGCCATGGTGAAGCAAACGATCCACTCGCCGCTCGAGGTGGATTGCGACCCGATGGCAAAGGACCTGGACGGCACGCCGATTCTGGCCTTTGACTATGAAATCGACATCGGCGAAGCGCGCATGATGTTTCCGGACGCCTGGGGCCAGATCAAGGAAGGCGCCGAGTCGACGACCGCGGAGAACGCGAGCTATGACAAGCTACGGAGAAGCGAAAGCTACTCCATGGGCACCGGATACACGAGCGACACGGACCAGCAGAAGCCAACGTATGGCCAGGCGTGGATGCAGCCGACCAGCTACATGCGCACCGGCGACCGCGAGTATGCCGCGCGCATGATGGCGGCGGCGCCGGACGGGTTGAAGTTGACCATGATCGGCGGCGAAGTGGTGGGCGTGAAGAAAGCCGTCCTCACGAAGGAGTGGACGCTGGGGCGGCTGTTTGAGAACTTCGGCATCTACTCCCAGAGCATCGCCGAGAATGTGACCAGCTTTAACGAGCGGTTTAACAACGCGATGTATCTCTACGACGACTGGATGATGCGCGCGAGCTGCGGCCTGAACCTGATTGACGCGGCGATGATCGACAGCGACCAGTGGAAGGGCAACACGCTGGCCCCGGCGACGGTGATACCGGTGCCCACAAAGTTTGGCGCATCGCAGCGGACTTTGCAGGAAGCGTTTTTGCACTACGACATTCCGGTCAATCCGGCGCTTGGGATGTATCCGAGCATGTTGCTGAACTTTGCGCAGATGCTGAACGGACTGCCGGCGCAACTGGCGGGCAACGGCACGACACCGGGCGTGGAGACGCTGGGCGGCCAGGAGATTCAGCAGCAATCCGGGCAGACAGGCCTGGAGCCCTTCTGGGAGAATGTAAAGGAAGAGCACGCGGCAGCAGCCCAGAACGCGATTGAGTGCCTGACCGTGCTGCTGAAGTGCGGCGCGGCACAGGAGATCAGCGAAGTTATCCAGGATAAGGGTGCGCAGTTCCGCACCAACTATGTGAACCTGCAAAAGATGCAGGGCCGCGTGAAGGTGTATCCGGACGAAGACCAGAGCCTGCCGCAGACGCCGCAGCAGATCCGCGAGAGCTTCAACATGCTGGTGAAGGAGCTAAGTGCGGGCAATCCGGTGGCGCAGGCGATCTTCGACGTTCCGGCAAATCAGGAAGTGATTGGAGCAACACTCTACCCCGGCATTGTGAGCCCAGTGAGCGCGCAGCGGGCCAAGACGCTCGAGGACATGAACACGCTGCTGGAGCAGACGGCGATGCCGGTGATGAACGACGACGGCTCGATCGGGTCGAAGCTGCCGGTGGAACCCTCAATCATGGAGAACTTCGATGTGGTGATTCCGACCATCACCGAGTTCTACATTGAGAACGCCGATCTGCGCATCAAGAATCCGGTGGGCTACAGCCAGATTGAGCAGTACTTTGGCATGTGTCAGGATATGCAGGCGCAGCAGGGCGTGCGCAAGGCGGGGCTCGACTTGAAGGTGAAGGCTGCCAGCCAGCCGCCGGATCCGAACGCGCCCGTACAGCAGCAGACTTTGGGAATGCTGCGTAGCGCGGCGGCGGACATGGTGCTGCTGTGCGAGCGGCTGGCGGCGATTGATCCGGCGATGACTTCAGGGACGATTACGGGCCAGGTAGCGGCGGCCGGCAAGGTAATCGACACTGCGGGCAAGGTGGAAACGCAGCTTTTAAAGCAGTGATCAGTGCACAGTGGTTAGTGATCAGAAAAAGCAAAACGAAAGGATTGAACCATGACGACAACGGAGATGAAGAACATCAAGTTGGGTGAACCTGTGGTGTATGCGGCGGCGGACAAGGAGTACAGCGCGATGGCGCTGGGAGCACCCACAGAGGGATACAACAGCGGAGCGAAGTTGGGCAGCCTGTTTCTGAACCTGATCTATCTGAACGAACTGGCTGTGCCGGTGACGGTGAAGGCCGCGCCGCTGGTGGGCTCGGCGGTGGACGACGAGCACCTGCTGGCGGTTGCTGAGGCCGCGGCCGCGCATGATCCGGCTTGGAAAGAGGCCGGGAAGACGCCGGGCGAGCGGGAGAAGATTGTGGCCGCCAATTTGGAGTTTGTGAAGGCTAACCCGCGGAAGATTGGATGGCGGCCGGTGGAGACTTCTGTTGCAGCGCCGAAAAACCAGAATGACGTGATTGTGGAAGAAATGTTGCCGCATTTGATCGAACTCGGCAAGACGGTTGCTGAGATTGACGACATATTGGACATTTCGATGACGGGCACGTTGATTAGTGCCGCGCAGTTGCTGAGAGGTTTGACGGCGCGAGTTGCCGACTTAACCGTACTAGCTGAGAGCCAGCAGGCAATTCTCAATCAGAAGCCAACTGAAGCGCCTCCGCAGCCCGATAACAAATCATATGCCGATAACGGCAAACCGTCTGCGGCCGATCTGGATGCGGTTGCCGGAGAACAGAAGATGGCGGAATTGACTGGTGTCAGCAACAACATATCAGGTGTGGCGCAGTTGACGGCAACTCGGGCGAGTGCTGGCCGCGTTACGATTAAGGCTTGACGCCGTTAGCGCGAGGTATGAAAATTCGTAGGACGGCACACTTTGGGGATCACGAAACAATTGGCAGGTGAATTCCCGAATAACGAAAGTGGCGCGGCAGTTTCGTTTTGAGAGGAATGTGAGATCATGGCAACTCCAGCAGCACCTGTTTCGGCTCCGGCTCCGGCGGCTCCTGCCGCTGCGCCGGCTTCTGGTTCGGCCCCCAGCACGGCAACGAAGGGGAATGCGGCTCCCCCAGCGGCCATAACCGGCACCAGCCAGCCAAGCGCTGGCGCACCGGCGCCGCAGGGACCACCGAAGGCCTCGGACTACGGTCCGGACAAGCAAGGCGAGTTTTTGACCGCCGTGCACAACTGGCGGCGCGAGCATCCCGGCGAATCGCTGAAGCAGGACGAGGGAACAGAAAACAGGGAACAGGTTGCTGCCGATACCGGCGCGGCTACAAAGCAGGCGACGGAACCAGGCAAGGCCCCCGGAGAGCCGGGCGCGACGGAGCCCGCGAAGCCGGCGGACGGAACGGAGCCCGCTGCTCCGGCGGCGGAGGCCGCACCGGCCACGCCGCGGCAACTGGCCGAGCTGATGGAAAAGTCGCCGGAGTTTGGCGCGTTTATGGAAGCGCATCCGGAGGTGAAGGGGCCCGTATTTGCCTTGGCGCGGAAACTGGCCGAGGCGGAGCCGATTCTAGCCATTGCCCCGACGGTGGGCGATGCGCAGTTTTTGCAGGAGCAGGCCTCTAACCAAGTGGCGCTGAAGACGGCCAGCCTGCGGACGATCGACAACCCCGAGAGCGTGCCGGAGTTTCTGAACCTGTTTGACCAGCAGTTTCAGCAGGTGGACGCCGAAGGCAAGCCGGTGGTGGACACGCAGGGCAACCCCGTGTTCGACCCAGATCATCAGGCGGTGGTGGGCGGCCTGGTAAACCGCGAGATTGGAAAGTGGTCGACGAAGAACGCCAACGAAATTCAGCAACTGGAGACGAAGCTGGCGGGGCACTACCCGAGCGAAGCGGCACGGGCGCTGGACGCACAGCGGCTGGAGAACTTGAAATACGCCCAGTTGGCGCTGGACGTGATTGACCAGATCCGCGATGGGTCGTTCTTTGAAGTGGGTCCGCCGGCGCTCCCCGAGGGGGCGACGGAAGAGCAGAAAGCGTGGTTTGAGCAGCAGCAGGCGGAACTGGCGCGACAGCGGCAGGAGTTGGAAGATAAGAAGAAGGGCGCCGGCAAGGAAGAGCGAGCGGCGCAGGCTCAGCAGTTCAACACTGCCGTGCGCGGCGACATGGGCACCACAGCCGGCAAGATGATTGCCGAGGCGCTGGCAAAGGTGGAAGAGTCCGGGGCCTACATTCCGGAGATGTACAAACAGGAAAAGTATCGCAACAAGAATGGCCAGGAGTGGAACACGCCGCGCATTGCCGCCGAGATCTTTATTCAGTTTGAAAACGAACTGATGAAGCCGGGATCAAAGACGCTCTACGAAATTACGCAGCACCAGTTGCTGCCGGCGAACGAGCAAACCCGCAAGATTCGGCAGGAGTACTACGCGCGCAAGGCTGCGGACATCATCCCGCGGCTGGTCGATGCGGAGGTGGAGCGCATCCAGAACCTGGTGAAGGTGGACCAGGAGAAGATGGGCGAGCGGCTGAAGGCGCGGAACCAGGCGGCGCAGCCGGAGCCCTCGACAGGCGGCTCGAGCCTGCCGCAGAATGCCAGCCGCGAACAGGTATTGAAGGCTGCGGAGGAAGCGGCCAGCAAGTTGCCGGAGTGGGCGGGCGCGAACCCGCATGACCGGCAGGCAATGCTACTGACGCAATTTCACCGGTTGCGCAAGAAGTAGCAATCGGGGGTAGAATACGGAAGGATTGAAACCAAACCGAATCCGCGCCACCGCGTATCGCCCTACCGGGGGGCTCAGGCGCACGAAGGATTTGAAAAGGTTTCACGTGGAACATCGCATCAACTTGGCAGGGCAATGGTTGGACCAGCGTGTCGTCCGCTAAAGGCGAATCGGCCTTTGGCGAGTACAAAACCATAGACCTGGCCGAAGGCCAGTGTGCAGTGAACAGTGAGCAGGCGGCGTTTTTGACTGACCACTAACCACTGACCACTGTATGCAACGGCCGCCAAGGAGAATGCGATGGCCGTTCAAGATTTTGGCACTGCTGTTGCGCAGTTGCCGCTGGACTTGCAGGTTGTAGCGGACGATATCGAGCTGAGCCAGAACATGGACGGCGCGCTCGAAAAGATGTTTGGAGTGGAAAAAGGCTCCGACGTATCCCTCCAGGAATACCGTCACGGGATTCAGTTCTCGATTGGCGGCCACTCCGGAGGCTGGCAGCCGGACGGCGGCTCGTTGCCCCAGGGCATTGGCCCCGGCTATTCGCAGTTCATTATCTCGCCCGTGCCGGTGATTTCTGCCTGGAATGCGACCCAGTTGATGAAGTGGATTGCCGAGGGCGGCAAACAGATCAGCGCCGTGGATCCGGTGGCGCGCATGGTGAACGACGCCAAAACAAAGCACGGCCACAGCCGCGACACCTATCTGCAGGGCTTCAACAACGGCGTGCTTGGCACCGTGGACGCGTCGTATGCCGGCGGCAACATTGTGCCGATGGCGAACGTGAGCTTTGGCGCGCGCCTGATTGACGCCTACGAAAAATACCAGGTGACCGACGCCAACCTGAACGTGATTGGCACGGTAACCACCACCGACAAATTCTCAACGTCGATCGGCGCCGGGGATACGGTGACCATCGACAACGTGCCGGTTGGCCTGGCCGCGGGATGCAACTTTATCCCGACGGGCGTGACCAGCGGCACGCCGCTGTGGCTGCAAGGCCTCGAGTACATTGTGGACCCGTCGAACGTGGGCGACTACGACGGCGTGGACCGCAGCCTGAGTTGGGTGCAGGCACCGGCGCTGAATGCGGCCAACGGCACCCTGACGCTGGGTACCGTATCGATCTTCAAGGCGCGGCAGCAGCAGGCCCTGGGTACCGCAAGCTGGATGGACGGCGGCGACGACTGCTTCTGGTACACCCACTTTGCGCAGGCGACCTCGGCTGAGACGCTGGGCTTTGCGAAGAGCACGTACTTCCTGGAGAACGGCAAGAATGCCAACTACGACATTGGGCCGCGGGGCACCGACGAGTGGGTGATTTCTGGCCGGAAGGTGATCACGGAATCGACTGCCGCGATCGACAAGTTGTACTCGCTGCGCAAGAGCGGTTTGCGGGCCGTGCGGTATCCGGGTTCGCAGAAGTTTTTGCCCTTTGGCGGGGGCCAGAGTCTCTGGTGGCCGAAGATGGACCCGAACGGCCGCTGGCTGAGCGAGTTCGACATGTACTACCAGGACAGCAGTAACTACTACGGCAAGCTGCCCTGGTGGAACGGCGTCATCACCACGCTGGGCATCAACCCTGCCTTTGCGGACGCGGTTTAAGAACAGCTATTAGCTTTCAGCTTTCAGCTTTTAGCTAACAACCGGGCGGGGCGGCGAACCTGCCGTCCCAGCCGGTTTTTCTGGAGAACTAATGCATCCGCGTGAACGGGCACTGCTCGACATACGGCCGGCGCTTACCAAAGAGATTACTCGCTTTGGCGGCCTGAACCCGTTTGGCGGGCCGGTGTGGCGCGTGGTGCTAGCGCAGAATGTATTTGATCAGCGCTTTGGCCAGATGCGGCACATGCCGCAGGTGAACGTCGATTACGTAACCCCCGATATGGAAATCGAGCCAGAAGGATTCAGTGCCGGCGAGATGTGGGTACCGCGCTACGAGGGGAAGGGCTACTGCCTGGAGCGGTGGTTCCCGGCGTCGACGTGGGGCGCGCTGGCGGACTGGGAACACGAGACCAGCCAGGACGGCGTGACACAGATGATGGGCGAGTTTCCGCGGCACGGAGACTACCAGATGGCGAACGATGAGTTTTACGCCGAGTTACCGCCTACGGACTTTTGGAAGGAAGAGATTTTGAAGTGGATCCGCGCGCGCGCCGAGATGGAAATGGACGAGGTGTCGCGGCTGCGGCTGGCGCTGTACCGGCATCGGGTGGCGGAAGAGCGGCGTCGCGAGGAATTTCTGGAGCAAGTGAACCAGATTCACCGCGCGGTGAGCGATCCGACGCTGGCCACCATTGGCCGCACGGCGCAGAGTGTGCGCGATGGGTTGATGGCGGGGATGGGTTCAAATAGTCACTTGTCGGCCGGATGACGCTGGCAGGGAATTGGCAATAGGAAACAGGGAATAGGGTATTTTTCACTGACCACTGATCACTGTCCCCTGACAACTGTTTTAGGAGAACCGGCATGACCTCAGCAGGACTGGCAATCGATACGATCGGCGCGGCTCAGCAGCTTTTTAGCGAGCAGGTGAAGGCGAAGTACGAAGAATTGATGGCGACGGGCCAATGCGAGCCCTACAGTATTGTGAACTTTAACCCAGTGGAGATTGGCTTGCAGGGGCTTCTGCGCCAGTATAAAGTGCCATCGCCCTACGATACCCGCCTGCCCGCCGACGTGTGCCGCATTCGGCTTCCGTATGAGGGCAAGGAGCGTGTGGGCCACCTGTGGACCTGCCGCTCGCCCAAGATGTACGGCAAGATGATCGGGGCTCAGGGCCTGGGCGCGCCGGGCGAGGTGGTGCCGCAGCAGGAGGTGCAATACCAGTTGCCGATTTCGATTGCATACACGTTTCTCGAGCACTTTTCGCCGATCTTTATGGCGCCGGACGGGCTGCTGCTGCCGCCCGCGCCGAAGGCCGCGCGAAAGTTCTACGGTGTGCTGGCCTTCAAGGGCGATGTGCACACGCTTGAGCGGTTGCTGGCCGAGGAAGACGTGTCACGGCAGATTGTCCAGGTGCCGGTGGCGCAGTTGACGATGATCGGCAAGACGCCGCACAAGACCTTTCGCACGGTGAATTACAATCTACAGGAGTACCTAGACCGGATGTTCATCGGCCAGAAGCGGTTTGCCGATGCGACGATTGGGCGCGCGCAGCAGAAGTGGAGCGAAGATCAGTCGATCCGCGAGATTTCCGAGTCGGACCGCATCTGGTACCGCTGGGCGATCAACATGGGCTACGCGGCCAAGCCGAAGGCTGGCGAAAAGACCTGGCTGAACGAGATGCTGAGCATGGTGGGCGAGTCGAACGAGGCGAAGCCAGACAGCCGACTGCGCAAGTGCCAGAGCTGCCGCAAACTGGAGCCGGAGCCGGACACACCATTCTGCAGTTGCGGATCGCCGATCGACACGTTCGCAACGTACATGGCCGGGTACCCCGTGGCGGACGCTTGGCTGATGAGTTTGCGCGGCGAAGAGCGCGAAGTGGCCATGAACGAGCGCAAGATGCGGATGCAAGGGTTTGAAGAACAGGGAACAGGGAACAGTGTGCAGTGGCCAGAAAGCCCGGCGCCTACGCCGGCAGTGCAGGAACACTCGGGCCGTGGGCCGTACAAGAAGCGTGCCCGCGGCGGCGCGGAAGCGATCGACCCGAACAAAGAGATTCCGGTGGCCGAAACGACGGCTCTTCCGGGCGAAGAATAACCGACCCAGGGCTAAAGCCTTGGGCTACCAAGCGGAGCGAACTTGAATACCTACTTTGATGTGAAAGCGACGGTACGATCGATCATCGGCGACGATGATCCGAACGGATGGCTGAAGGAAGGCTACCTGGGGCCGAAGATCAACTTCGCGTACCGCCGCCAAACACTTTACATCAAGAGGTCAACAGGATCGAACCTGGAACAGATGGTGGAGATTCCCAACGCGTTCGATGTGGATATGAACCCCACCAACCAGGGGTTGACGTCGCTGGCGGTGTACCAGCAGGCAGGGAAGCCGCTGAATGGCCTCTACGAGCCGCTCTATGTGTGGTGGAAGCCGGCGGGAAGCCAAGAGCGGTTCTATCGGGAGGCGCGGCAGAAGAAAACCATCCTGCCGGGCGTTGCCGTGCCTGGAGCGTACTCTGGAGCGGGGTTTATCAGCGGCGGTATGGACTGGACCTGGAGAGCCAACCAGATCTTTGTGACGCCGATGAACGCGCCAATCGATATTTTGGTGGATGGGCGATTTAATCCGCCGGTGCTGGTGAAGGATGAAGATGTGCTGGTGGTGGACCCCGACATGGAGATTTGCGTGACGGCGGGCACGATTCCGCTGATTGGGGTGGAAGCGGGAAATCCGAGTTATCAATCGATGGTGGCCGACTGCGAAGCGGCCGCCGATGATATTGTGGCGAAGATTGTGCGACAAAAACAGGGCATGACGGCGCGGGCCGGGTCGAACGCGCGGCGCGCACGGGGCATTGGGTGGAACTGGTGGTAGGCGGTGCTTTACGCCGCAGTTTATAGTTCACAGTTCACAGTGAACAGTGAAGGCGGACACGGAATGAAGTTCATCAGATCAGCGTATGTGCATTTGTCGCGGGATGGCAGCTACCTTTGCATGGATACGGAAGACCGTATTGGCCTTGTTTTGAAGGCTGGAAATCCTGGCGACGCTGGAGAACATCAAGAGTTGGCCAACGCGCTGAATGCATGGGCAGAAAAGGAACCCGTTGCAGCGCAGCTCGACACCATCGACACCGTTTAAAACGTAATAATGCAATAACGCAGTAAAACCTGGCCGGACCAAAATCAACTCCTAGGAGAAGAACATGCT